AAATTAAATAAACATGGAAGTAGTAAAACAGATTACAACAGAACAATTAGAGAAAGTAGTAAATCAACAAAAAGATTTGCAAGCATTATTAACAAACATCGGATTATTAGAATCTCAGAAACATGGTTTCTTACATCAAATAGCAGAAGTTAATAAAGCAGTTGAAGATTATAAAAATGAATTACAAGAAGAATACGGACCAATTAATATAAATCTGGCTGATGGTTCTTATTCTTTAATAGAAGAAGAAGCTGAAGTTGTAGAGGCAGAAGAAGTAAATTAATGGATTCTGTTATTAGAAAAATAAGTATAGGAGCTGACTATAAGAATGAAGCGATGCATTATTCAATAGGGCAAACCGTATATGGCGGACATGAAATAGCTTATATTAAGTTAGATCATAAAGACTCGTCATATAATATATATATAAGAAAAGAAGACGAAGTAATGCCATGGAAGAAGTTTAATTCAAACATGGCTATCTCCGTTGAATACGATCTAGAATATTAAATAGATAACCATGCGTAGCGTATTCAGCTTTATTGTAAAACCAGTAGGTGATAGATACGATAACAAAGTAAATATTGAAGGTAAAGATTTAATATTAAACACTAAAATTGAAAGCTTTAAATCAGTTAATAATTTAGCTAAGGTTGTTTCAACACCGTTAGCTTATAAAACCGATATAAAAGAAGGAGATTTTGTTATTATACATCACAATGTTTTTAGAGTATTTTATGATACTAAGGGAAATAAAAAAAATAGTAGATCCTATTTTATGGATGAAAAGTTTTTTTGCGACTTGGATCAAATATATTTATATAAAACAGACAAAGAATGGAAATCAGTCGGAGACAGATGCTTCATTAAACCATTAAAAAATATAGACCATTTAAAGCTCAATAAAGAGCAAAGACTTATTGGTATATTAAAATATGGAAACGACTCTTTAAAAGAGCTTAAAATCAATCCTGGAGACTTAGTGGGCTATACGCCAAATGGCGAATTTGAATTCATTATTGAAGGGCAGCGATTATATTGTATGAAATCTAATGATATTGTAATTAAATATGAATATAAAGGAGACGAAGAGGAATATAGTCCAAGCTGGTCACAAAGCAGTATTGGAACTAATCAAAGTAGCTGAAGAAGCAATTCTAGACAATGGAGATGATGATTTATCGGCTGACAAATTAAAAAATGCAGCAGCCACTAAAAAACTAGCTATATTTGATGCTTTTGAAATTCTTAATAGGATTGAGGAAGAAGAAAGAATGTTAGAAGAAAGCGAAAAAGAAACAACAGTAAAACCATTTAAAGGTTTTGCGGAAGGGAGATCCAGATAATGTATATTAATACTTTATTTAGCGTTTTGCCGGATTATATAAAACCAAGTGTTATAAAAACTGGCAACAGGAATAACAAATGGAAATACGGATATAATAAAGAACATGATGTTATTGTTATAAGTAAGACCGGAAAGATTGGTGAAATATACGAAATTCAAAATTTAAAAATTGCTTTGCCTTTAATAGAAAGTTCATATAAAAGAGACAATAAAAAAGAACTGCAATATTGGGAACAATTAGAAATACCAAAAGAAATTACTAGAATAAAAAATTTATTTGATTGGAATAAATACCCAGATATATTTAAAGAAAAGTGGTACGACTATATTGACGAAGAATTTAAAAGAAGAGAAGATGGGTTTTCATTTTATAATAATGGAATACCTACTTATATGACAGGTACACACTATATGTACTTACAATGGAGCAAAATAGATATTGGTGCTCCAGACTTTAGAGAGTCAAATAGATTATTCTTCATATTTTGGGAAGCTTGTAAAGCAGATCATAGGTGTTATGGTATGTCTTATTTAAAAAATAGACGTTCTGGATTTTCATTTATGTCTTCTGCAGAATTAGTAAATCAAGCAACAATATCAAGCGATTCTAGGTTTGGTATATTATCTAAATCAGGAGCAGATGCTAAAACAATGTTTACTGACAAAGTTGTTCCAATCTCCATTAACTATCCTTTCTTTTTTAAACCTATCCAAGATGGTATGGATAGACCAAAAACAGAATTAGCTTATAGAATTCCGGCATCTAAATTTACTAGAAGAAAATTAGATAATAGCGATGCTCCGGAAGAACTTGATGGGCTTGACACAACAATTGACTGGAAAAATACAGGGGACAACTCTTATGATGGGGAGAAATTAAAGCTTCTTGTACATGATGAAAGTGGTAAATGGCTAAGACCAGATAATATATTAAACAACTGGAGAGTTACTAAAACTTGTTTAAGATTAGGTAGTCGTATTATTGGTAAGTGTATGATGGGTTCAACCTCAAACGCTTTAGATAAAGGAGGAGATAATTTTAAAAAACTTTATTACAATTCAGATGTTACAAAAAGAAACGCCAATAGGCAGACTAGCTCAGGATTATATAGTTTGTTCATACCTATGGAATGGTCCTACGAAGGATTCATTGATACTCATGGCTTACCTGTCTTCTACTCTCCGGAAAAACCAATTAAAGGAATTGACGGAAACGAAATTGAAATAGGTGTAATAGAGCATTGGCAAAATGAAGTTGATGGTTTAAAATCTGATTCAGATGGATTAAACGAATACTATCGACAATTTCCAAGAACAGAGCAGCATGCATTTAGAGATGAAGCAAAACAATCATTATTCAATCTTACAAAAATATATGAACAGATTGATTATAATAACGATTTAAGGCATACTAATAATTTAACCAGAGGAAACTTCCAATGGGAAAACGGGGTACAAGACACAAGAGTAGTCTTTTATCCTAATAAAACAGGAAGATTTTTAATTTCTTGGATTCCTCCGTATTATTTGCAAAACCACGTAATATTAAAAAATGGAGGCAAATACCCAGGCAATGAGCACATAGGGGCCTTTGGGTGTGATAGTTATGATATATCAGGAACAGTTGATGGGCACGGATCAAAAGGTGCATTACACGGATTAACTAAATTTACAATGGATGATGCTCCGTCTAATACATTTTTTTTACAATATATATCTAGACCCCAAACGGCTGAGATATTTTTTGAGGATGTATTAATGGCTTTAATATTTTATGGCATGCCAATGCTGGCGGAAAACAATAAACCAAGATTATTATATTATTTAAAAAGAAGAGGGTATAGAGGTTACTCAATAAATAGACCCGATAAAACATACAGTAAGTTATCAGCCACAGAGAGAGAAATAGGGGGTATACCAAATTCCTCACAAGATGTTATACAAGCGCATGCGGCCGCTATTGAAACCTACATAGAGGATCACATTGGATTATTTGAATACGGATATGGCACAATGTACTTCCAGGAAACCTTAGAAGATTGGGCAAAATTTAATATAAACGCTAGAACAAACCACGATGCTTCTATTAGTTCAGGGTTAGCAATAATGGCTTGTAATAAAAATAAGTATATACCTACATATAAAAAAGAAATAATAAATATACCTTTAGCGTTTAAAAAATATAACAATAAAGGCACTACGTCAAAAATTATTGAATAAATGAAGATATACACAAATACAAATAGCGCTTTTCCTAGTCAAGTTGTAGATGATGCTACTAAAGCATCGGAGGAATATGGATTACAAGTATCGCGTGCTATAGAACAAGAATGGTTTAATTATGGCAGAACTTCTGGTAATAGGTATTTAACCAACTGGAATAATTTTAATAGATTAAGACTGTACGCAAGAGGAGAGCAATCCCCACAAAAATATAAAGATGAATTATCCATAAATGGTGATTTATCTTATTTGAATTTAGATTGGACACCTGTACCTATATTATCAAAGTTTGTAGATATAGTTGCAAATGGCATTTCTCAAAAGACTTATGACGTCCGTGCTCACGCGCAAGACCCAGAGTCTTTAAAAAAACGTACCAATTACGCTTCGGGGTTAGCTTTTGATATGCTTGCTCAATCGCAAATACAAGAAGCAATGGAAACTACGGGCATTAATATTGCTGAAAGTAATGTTCCAACCGCTGATTTGCCTAGAACAAAAGACGAATTACAGCTTCATATGCAATTGTCTTATAAACAATCAATTGAGATAGCAGAGGAAGAAGCAATAAATACTATATTAAAGACTAATAAATTTGATCTTACTAGAAAAAGATTAAATTATGATTTAACAACAATAGGTATTGGAGCAGTAAAGACTTCGTTTAATCCTACAGAAGGCATTGTAGTTGACTATGTAGATCCTGCTTATATGGTTTATTCATATACTGAAGACCCTAACTTTGAAGACATTTATTATGTTGGTGAAGTAAAGGCAATTACAATACCGGAATTAAAAAAACAATTTCCAGATATTTCTGAAGATGAATTATACAGAATTCAACAAATGCCTGGTAACAGACAATATATTCAGGGGTGGGGTAATTATGATACGAATACGGTTCAAGTGTTATATTTTGAATATAAAACTTATATGGATCAAGTATTTAAAATTAAACAGGGTGAAAACGGATTAGAAAAAGCCATACAAAAAGATAGTTCTTTTAATCCTCCTAAAAATGATAACTTTGAAAAAGTATCTAGAACAATAGAAGTATTATATACAGGCGCAAAAATTGTTGGTACTGATATGATGTTAGAGTGGAAATTATCAAATGATATGACACGCCCTATAGCGGATACCACAAGAGTACAAATGAATTATAATATAGTTGCTCCTAGAATGTATAAAGGAAGAATTGACTCTATTGTAAGCAAATGTATTTCTTTTGCGGATATGATTCAATTAACGCATTTAAAACTACAACAAGTATTATCAAGAGTGGTTCCTGATGGGGTATTCTTAGACGTTGATGGATTGGCTGAAGTTGATTTAGGTAATGGCACAAATTACAATGCCGCGGAAGCCTTAAATATGTATTTCCAAACAGGTAGTATTGTTGGTAGATCATTAAACCAAGACGGTGAAATGAACAGAGCTAAAGTGCCTATTCAAGAACTGGCTACCTCAAGTGGCCAAGGTAAAATACAAAGTTTAATTCAAACGTATCAGTATTATTTACAAATGATACGTGATGTTACCGGGCTTAACGAGGCTGTTGACGGAAGCAAACCGGATTCAAATGCTTTAGTAGGATTACAAAAGATAGCGGCTAATGCATCTAATGTAGCTACAAGACACATTAAAGATGCTAGTTTATATTTGACGGTTAAAACTTGTGAAAATATTTCGCTTAGAATTGTGGATTGTTTAAATTTTCCATTAACTGAGAACGCATTAAAAAATAGTATTTCTACTTATAACGTTGAAACCCTTAAAGAAATTAGTAATTTAAATCTATATGACTTTGGTATTTATTTAGAAGTTGAACCGGATGAAGAAGAAAAAGCACAATTAGAACAAAACATACAAGTATCTTTACAAAATGGCGGCATAGATTTAGAAGACGCTATTGATATTAGACAAATTAAAAATTTAAAACTTGCAAACGAGTTATTAAAATTAAAAAGAACGCGTAAGCAAGAAAAGATACAACAACAACAATTAGCTAACATACAAGCGCAAGCTCAGGCTAATTCTGAAAGTGCTGAAAAATCAGCTATGTTTGAAGTTCAAAAACAACAAGCTTTAACAGAAACTATGGTTAATCTGGAACAAGCAAAATCTCAATTTGAATTGCAAAGAATGCAAACAGAAGCAGAAATTAAAAGACAATTATTAGCTGAAGCTTTCCAATATGACATGCAATTAGCACAATTAAAAGCTCAGTCCGATTTAAATAAATTTCAGGAACAAGAAAATAGAAAAGACGAAAGAACCAAAATACAAGCCTCACAACAGTCAGAATTAATAGATCAAAGAAAAAATAATTCATTGCCAAAAGATTTTGAATCAAATACAATGTTTGAAGGCTTATCAGAACTAGGCATGTAAACAACAACTTAACCAATTTTATATTATTATATTATGTCACAAAATGAAAAAGTAGAAGGCGAGTTTAAAGTTAAAGGTAGAAAGCCTGCAATGAAAAAACTTGGAAAAACAGATGAACCAATTAAAGTAAATTTTTCTGTAAAGCAAGACGAACCAATTAAAGTAGTAATACCTAAAGAAGTAGAAGATGCCGTTCAAGAACAAAGCGCAAATGAAAGCGTGTTACGCGCAGAACAGCCCGCAGTGGAATTGCCAAAAGTGGAGCAAGGAAACGAAGGGGCCGCTGAAAATGTTATTCAAGAAATCTTTGAACAAGAAATAGGCGAAGAAGTTAAAGAGGTTGCTAAGGAATTAGAACATTATGTAAATGAGCAAACAAATTCCGGTAAAGTATTGCCAGAAAACATTGAAAAGCTTGTTACATTTATGGAAGAGACGGGCGGCACCGTAGAGGATTATGTAAGATTAAATGCCGATTATTCAAACATTAATAATAATGCTTTATTAAAAGAATATTATAAAAATACAAAACCTCATTTAGATAGTGAAGAAATTGATTTCTTATTAGAAGACAAGTTTTATTACGATGAGGATCTAGATGATGAAAGAGATATTAGATTAAAAAAATTAGCTTTTAAAGAAGAGGTTTCAAAAGCAAAAAGTTTTTTAGAGGAAACCAAACAAAAATATTATGCGGAAATAAAATCCCGCCCTACAGTAAATAATGAATACCAAAAAGCATTAGATTTTTTTAATCGACACAATAAAGAGCAAAACAAAGTGGCTCAACAACAAGAGGCGTTTAAAAAGCAAACTTCTAATCTTTTCAATAATGAATTCAAAGGTTTTGAATTTAACTTAGGTGAAAAGAAATTTAGATACAATTTGCAAAATCCATCTCAAGTAGCGGAAACTCAATCAAATATACAGTCCTTTGTCGGAAGGTTTCTAGACAATGATGGGAATGTAAAAGATACACCGGGTTACCATAAGGCTTTGTATTCCGCGATGAACGCTGATAAAATTGCTACCCATTTTTATGACCAAGGAAGAGCAGACGCCGTTAAAGAGGTTGTTGCTTCTTCTAAAAATCCAAGCACTAGTGCTCCACGTCAAGCTGGCGAAGTATTTGTAAACGGACTTAAAGTAAAATCGGTTAGTGGTTTAGATTCATCAAAATTAAAAATACAAACAAAAAAATTTTAAAAATTAAAACCTAAAGATTATGTCTACATTATCTCCGCAGTTTGGAAGTATTATACCTTCTCAAACTCAACAATTGTTAAACACAAACTATTTGAAGTTTAACACAGGAACTGGAGCAGATTTTGCTCAACAATATTTACCAGAAATCTACGAAGCAGAAGTAGAGCGTTACGGAAACAGAACTTTATCTGGATTCTTACGTATGGTAGGTGCTGAAATGCCTATGTCTTCTGATCAAGTTATTTGGTCTGAACAAAATAGATTACACATTGCTTATACCGGAGTTACACAAGCTAACGGTGGTACAGGAACAAACCCTAGTACAATTACTTTAAATGCGGCTGGAAGCCCTACTAACGTTGTGTCTATTAATGATACTGTTGTAATTTTAGATCCTGTAAATGGATTAGAAGCAAAAGGTATTGTTACGGCTTCAACTGTAGGTGTTGGTACTGCTGGTAATTTCTCTGTACAACTTTACAAAGGAACTTCTCTTACAACTCAAGGATTCGCTGCTAGCGGATTAAAAGTGTTTGTTTATGGTTCTGATTATACTAAAGGAACAACTATTGGAACTGGTTCTGGTAACTCTGCTGCTAGAAATAGTGTTAACCCTGTTCTTACTCAGTACTCAAACTCTCCTGTTATTATCAGAAATCAATACGTTATTAGCGGATCTGATATGGCTCAAATTGGGTGGGTAGAAGTTGCTACAGAAGACGGAACTTCTGGATACTTATGGTTCTTAAAAGCTGAGTCTGAAACAAGATTACGTTTTGAGGATTACTTAGAAATGGCTTTAGTAGAAGGTGAATTAAATGCTGTTACAGGTTCTGGAGTTTATCAAGCTTCTCAATTACCTGGTACACAAGGACTTTTTGCTGCTATACAAGATAGAGGAAATGTTGAAGTTGGATTTACCGCTGCTGGTGGACTTACATCTTTTGATCAAATCCTTAAAAACTTGGATACTCAAGGAGCTATTGAAGAAAACATGTTATTCTTACAAAGACAAACCGCTTTAGACTTTGATGATATGCTTGCTGCATTATCTTCTGGAGCTAATGGTGGTGTTGCTTACGGGTTATTTGAAAACTCAGAAGAAATGGCATTGAACTTAGGTTTCTCTGGTTTCCGTAGAGGTTCTTATGATTTTTACAAAACTGACTGGAAATACTTAAATGACGCTTCTACTCGTGGAGGTATTATTGGTATCAATTCA